AAGTATGCATAAATGAACCTGGGTTAGAGGGTGTAGATACAAAATCCCAACATAATAATTCAAAGTCATCTTGTACTTCCATTACGTTACCATTTTGCTCTAAAGACCCCATACCACGGGATGAAACACCTACTGTTACACCTGCTTTAATTAGTTCTTTAAGTATGTTACCTGAAGGAGTAGGTAAAATTTCTATTTTACCCATTACATTATCTCCATCCCACCAATAGTCTGAAATTAAATGAGATACGTTTTGTAAGTTTATAACTGAAGATTCAGGATGGTCTAATTCACCCATTGAGCGTCTTTCTTTAATAAGCTCACCATATTTATCCATCTCTCTATTCCATAAATCTTTAGAATAATATCTACCATTGCCATTTTTAACTTCAGCAGTAGCTAAAATACCTTCAACCATTAAGTTACCCGTCTCCTTGTTAACATTTTCTGTTAATTGAAGGGGGTTAACCCTAAAGGTATTTGTTTCTATTAAGAGTTTTTTACTCATTTATTTACTTTTTGATAAAATGTATTTTAATGGATTATCTTGAAGATTATCTTCCTGTCCACTTTTATTCTTAAAAGTAAGAGTCGAAAAATCTCCAGAGGCTTGAGCTGCTTTTACTTTTTGCTTTTTTTCTCTATCTTCAGGCTTCATAGTGTACTTAAGTGCTGCCTTTTTAGCTTCATAATCTGGGTCACTTTTGTCTTCTTTATAGTATCCTATTACTTTGCCAAATTGATCTAAATTTGTACTTTTTATACTTTTAAATGGTGATGAGTTCCAACCCTTTCTTGGATCTTTTTCAATAACTTCAATTTGATTTACTGTTATTGCACCATTTCTATCACCTTCCCCACCTATAAGTGTTAAGTATTTACCAGCATAAGGTTTTAATTCTGGGTTTTGTGTGTCTTTAGGGACTTCCCATACTGGTGTTCCTTCCAATCCTTTTGTCATTGAACCATCTTGATCGTATCCTTCGTTAATAGCATAAGTAGATGTTTCACCAACAATTTCTTCTTTTTGGTATTTTTTACCACACATTTTTTCATACATTTTCTCCATCTTAGCTTTTCTTTTTTCTAAGATTTTGACTTCTTTTTGCATGGCTTTCATTTTCTTTTTATCCACTAATTCAGATAAGTTTTCATCTTCGGATACCATATTGATACGGCTCATTTTGCCTTCAATAACTTCATCCATTTTATCTAATTTGGCTTCTAAAGCTACGATTTGGGCTTGTTTATCAATTTCAGCTAATTCAGTATCTAAAGATTCTTTTTTCATTTTTTTCTTTTCGATTTTTTCTCCTTTAGCTACCCCAGCACCAAATGCTTCTTCTTCACCCTTATCTTTTTTATCTATACCTTTAGCACCTTTATCATCACGTTGAAATTCATCATATGATTCTCCCATTAAAGATTCCTTAACCACTTTTTTAAGCTTATCCGAATATCCACTAGCAGCATATTTACCACTAACTTCTTCCAACTCTGTATCTTCATATCCAATTCCTTCTACACCAAAAGCAGCATTTTTCATATAATACTGACGATCTTTAGCTAAATTTTTACTTACAATTTCTTTAATTTCATCAATTGTTTTATCTGGGTTTTGTTTAGCTTCAAAGTAAACACCATTCATTACTTCTTGACCAATTTGATTATCTAAATTCTTTTGATCTTTATAGTCAAAATTATGGTCTTCAATTTCTTCAACAGATTTAGCTACTTTTTTAGAATCAACTTTTACAGCTTCATCTTCTTTTTCTCTTTTGCTTTCTTCAGCTAAAAATTCAGCAAATTTATTTTCAAAATCTGCTTTAGGTGTAGTTTCTATTTGGCTAATAGGTTTAAGATCAATATATCCTAAATTTTCATTTAGCAAATCTTTAAACAATTTTTCTGCTTTTTTCATTCTTTTGATTTTAGTAATGTTTCAATATCTTTAAAATAGTCAGTAATTAAATCTGTTCCTACTACTACACTAAAACTTTGTGGGTTATTTCTGTAGTATTTTATAGTTTCAATTTTACTCTGACGTAGTAATTTTTTTAGTTCGTCTAATTTATTTTCAAGTACATCAAAAGCTCTTATACGTTCTTCTTGGAAGTTTTTAGCTTTAGATTCTTCTTGTTCAATTAATTTATACTTATACATATCCATGAGGTTTGTCATCTTTGAATAAGTTTTTAACTTCTAAACCACTACCTTTTTGGACATAATTCCCATTTTTATTTTTAGGAACTAATTTAAATTTAAATTTTTTAACGTAATAATTATCCTTTACACCTTCTGGTCCTGCTTTTGGGCCGGGTCCTAATGTTGCCCCTACTCCTTCAGGCAATTTTTCCTGTTTTTTAGGTTTTTTAAAAGCATATTTAGTTAAATAAGCACCTGCACCTGCTGAAGTAGATATTTCTTCTACTTCTTCTTCATTCATAGTAAATCTTTTATAAGATTCAGGATAATTTTTTCTAATATGTGTTCTATATTTGTTAAATATATTACGAATATCATTTGCAATATCATCAATTACTTCATCTTTAGTTTCACGAGATAAAGCAGTTATAAACTTTCTTAAATCTTGAAATTCTTTAAAGGTAGAACCAATAGCAGGTACATTTTCAATATCCCATGAAATAGCACCAGTTTCAGGGTCAATATCTACAACTGTTGACTTAACACCATCTCTTACTTCAGTATCCCCTACTTTAAATTTTTCACTAAGTTTATACTTGAACCCCATTTGCTATTTTAATTTCTTTTACTAATTCGTAATATTGTAACAAGTCAACTAAATTATCATTTGTAATTTTAGTAGTTTTATCTAATTCAACTAAATATTTAGCTACTTCTGTAATTTTAATTTGTGTAGCTTTATCTTTAATATTTTTAACTTCTTCGTTTAAAGTAGCTTGTAAGTCATTTATTTTACTATTGTAAAAATCTCTTAATCCAGGGGTTGAATCTACCGAATTAATAAATTCTTTAAGTACTTGTTTTTGTTCTGTAGATAAATTTTCGTATTTAGAATTAAATTTTTCTAAAAGTACTTTATAAGTAAGAATTCTTAAATCTTTATCATATGTTTGAAATTCCTTTAGAACATCTTCTTTAACTTCTTTTTCATTTACTTCTTGTTTAGTTAAATGTTCTAATAAAGTTACTTTATTATCTATTAATTGTTGGGAATCACTAGCTTCTTTTGAGTTATATCCTTCAATTAAAGTGTATAGTGAAGCTAATTCTTTATAGTTTTTAATTTTAGCACCAAAGAAAACATCTAAATCATAATGTTTTTTGATTTCATTAATTAAATTATATTTTTGTTTTCTTAACGAGGTACGATTAAATTTAGAAGAAGATTCTAAAATAGTAGATATTACCATATTAGCTCTTCCTTCATTTAAAACTTTAGATTTTAAAATTGATTCATACAACTTATACTCGCGACCCAAAGAAGTTTTTACAAAATGTTCTTTAAGTATATCAATAGCTGGAGAGTCTCCACCTTTTAATGTATCCGCAGTAATTTGACGCACCAATAGTTCAAATAGGATACCCGTATTTTTGTACTTGGAGTGTTTAATTTTCATCAAAAAATATATTTATTTATAAATATGTAAAGATTATTATTCCTTTAATTGTTTTTCATCTAAAAGTGATGTATTATCTTTATCATGTTCAAATACTAATTGTTTTTTATTCATCTTTTTGAACATACTTTGATTTTTTAAAAAAGTACTTTGGGCATTTTCAAGAGCTAAACCTGATTTATTTGTGTCTGTTCTACTATCTCTTGAATCATTTTTATCTGTATCTTTCATACGTTTTACACCTAATGGGTCTTTTCCAAAATTACTATCTTGTTTCCCATGTTTAGTAATACTATCTTTAGGACGACCTAAATCAGAATCCTCATCATACCCATCAGGAACATTTCCAGGATTAGAATACATTCTTCCTTTACCATACAATGAAGCTAAATCATGAGGAGTACCATAAGATTTACCGGTTTCAACTGGGTCATTACCTTCGGCCTCAATTTGTGCCATTCTAAACTTACGTTTAGCATCTTCACGCATTAAATCTCTATATTCATCATATTGATCCTCTGATAAATGGAAAATATTATCATAGATCCAATCTGTAGGGAGTAATCCTTCATTTTTAAGTGATGTAGCTAATTCAGTTTTAGACTTCATTAACTCAATTTTTTCTTGTTCAAATATAATAGATGGAGTTTGCATTGATAACTCAAAGTTAGTTAATGCTTCATCTCTATATCCTTGAGAATATAAATGAACAAGTGCTATTTTATTAAGTTCTGATACTAGTATTCTTTGTATTCTTTCAATTGTACGAGCGAAACGAATATCTTCTGCTGCTAATGTAGCTTTACCTTCAATGTTTTCATCATATCCTAAGAATGCTTTTGGTATCTTAAGAGCAGCAAATAACTTATCTCTTAAATATTCAACATCTTGAATACCATCATATGCTAAACCAGGAGTGGTTTCAATTTTTGTTGTTGTGTCATTTCCACGAACAGGGATGTAAAAATCCTCCATCATGTTTTGCATGTTATATTTCAAATTGTATTCCCCTGTCTTTTGGTCAACATAAGGAGTACGTTTCATTTGAGATATAGTTTTTTGCATAAAATTTTCTATTTCATTTGGAGGAATAGATCCAACATTCATATAGAAAATACGTTTTTCAGGGGCACGAGCAATTCTATGGATCAACATTGCATCCTCCATTAGCGTATATTGTTTAAACAATTTACGTCCCGGTTCAATATATGAACGACCATAAGGGAGATAATTGACATCACCAATTAATCTGAAGTGGGCCATTTCATAATTATCAAAAAATATCCCATTTTGGTTATTTTCAAAAGATTGACCAGGAACTCTGTATAATCCAGAATTAGAACTAACTAAACCATCTGGGGAATATTTGTATCTAATTTCAGAGGGGTTTTCAGGATTAAATCCTTCTTGTCTTTCAATATGGTAAGCAGTGTAAGGTATAACATTATAAACACCGAATTTTTCTGAAATTTCTAATTTTAAGAAAAAATCTCCATATTTAGACATTTGTCTAACCCATGACCATAAATTAAACTCAATATTTAAAACATCATAAAATAAATTATAAAGTATTTTTTGGATATCTTCGTTTGAAGAACGAATAGATAATACTTCACCCATATCATTTTTTAATGTAGATTCATCAGCTATAATGTCTAAAGCAGAAGCTATAATTGCATCCTGATCCATTAAATCATATTCTGAGTATAATTGGGGTCTAAGGTATTGATAGTTTACATTAAATTGGGATCCGTATAAGGAAGAAGGACTAGTAGAAAATATTCTATTATATCTATCTATTAATGAATTTGTTTGTAGTTCACCACTAGTTTGAATTGTGTTACTATCAATTACTTTTACTTGGTTCCCCCCTGCGTTACGAATAATAACGTCAGTTGAAAATAATCTTTGTAATCTACTAAATAAGCCTTTATCTGCCATTGTATATAGTTATTGTTATAAATATTATTATAGGAGCCAACTAATATCTTCTTTACCATGGTTTGTGTCTATATGGTAAGGATTATCAACTCCACTAGAAAAATAGCCACCTTGATAAGTAGTTCTATTTACTTTTATATTACCTAATGCATTTCGGGTTGCATCTAAACCTCGTTGTCTTAGTTTTAAAGCCGTATCTCTAATATACATAGCAATACCAAAAGACATAACTAAATCATCGTTATATCCTGATTGTGCTTCTGCTCTTCCGTTACGCCAAATAAATACTTTCATTTCCTCTATCAACCTTTTAGATTGAATTGTTACTCCTTTATCACTAATATATTCTTGAAATTTACCTATTACCATAGGTCTAGTTCTAGATGACATAGTAAAACCAGCTACCATTTTTGAATGGTCTTGGTATTTGTCAAAATACGAATCAGCATTACGGGAATCACTCCTTTGTGAATAGTAGAGGTTAGGGTATGCTCTATCAATTGCTACTTGTATAGTTGCCCAACCAATATTTGCATTTTCTATTACTAACATTGCTTCATTATACTCCGTAGCTAAACCAACTAATAAATGACCATATTCTTTTGTTCCTAATTGTCCTTTATATTCTGCAACTTGTACATTATTTTCTACATCAATTACATGACATGCTGAATAATCTTTTCCATCACCTCTAGATACATCAGCTACTACAATATAATCTCTTGAATAATCAGGTGATTCCCAAACCCATAAATTTTGATCTGCACCCCGTTTTTCCATGGGATCTTTTATATAAGTTTTTTCGTAATATTCTATATATTCAGGATAAAATACAATATCACCAGAAGTTGAAAAATCACAATCACATTCTTGAGCTGCCATTCTAGGATCTCCTAATAATTCATCTTGTCTATCCCTCCATGCTTGGTCTCGTTCTGGGTGAACATACCATGGCAATTTAATAGGTAAAAATTCATTTTCTGCTGCTTCTGCTCTTGCCCATGTTTGATGAAACCAGTTACCTGTACCATAAGGTGTAGATAATGCTATACAACCACCTCCAGTTGCTAATGTTTGTTGTGCGGATGCCCAAATTTCTCCAATATTATCAATAAATGCTGCCTCATCAATTAGTAGTAAAGATACTGCTTCTGACCTACCGGCATCACTTGAAGCTGATGTAGCTTTTATTTGGGACCCATTTACTAATCTTAGTGTTAACTTGTTATTTTCAGCTGCGTCTACTTTAAGCCATGAAGGTAAATTTTCATACATAAATTTAACCTTTGTAACCATGTTTTTAGCTGTTTCCTGCTTTGTAGCAATACATAGAATATTTTTATCTTTATGAAATAACATCATAAATAAAGAATAACCTGCTGATAATGTTGAAATGCCTAACTGTCTAGATTTTAAAATAATTGAATAAGGATTATCGCGCATTAACGTTAATACTTTTTCTTGAAAGGGATATAAATTAAATTGTATGCGACCACGTTGTGGGTGCTGTATATAACAGTATTTACGCATAAAATGTACCGGATCTTGGGCACATTTTAAATATTCTTGACGTATTACTTTTTTTAAATCAGACATATATTATTTTACTAAAAGGATTGTTGCAATTACAGCTACAACCCCTGCTCCAGCAGTTAGTTTATTTTTAAATTTTTGCTTTTTTAAATCAACTTGTAATTTTTTTGAAAGCTCTTGGGATAGTGCTAACTGGTCAGTTTTAGTAAAAAGAATAGAATTAAAATTATCTATTTTAGAATTTAAATTAACGATAATACTATCTTTTAAAACTACTTTTTGTTCTAAAAGTTTGATTTTATCTACAACTAATATCAATTCTTCTTTAGCTCCATCACCTGTAATTAAATCTTTAATTACTAATTTCGCTATTGGCTTTTTTAATTGAATCGAAGTACTGTCTGTAACGTTCTGTGAAAAACTGTTGAAGCTCATCATTGTTAAAATTATCAACAGCGTCCACTTTAGTGCTAATTTCATACCTTAAATTGTTTATTTTATTATCTTTAAGATCAAGTTCTTGATCTAATACCCCAATTTGTTGGTTTAATGTATCGATTTTAAAAGTCAATTCGTCATTTTCACTATGTAACGAATCGACTTTTTTTTCTAATGCTTGAATTTTAGCATTATATTCTTCTACATAGTCTTCTTTTTTATTAAAAAATGTAAAAACTATGATACAAGCTCCTATTATAACTAAAAGGTTAAGATTCTTTTTTAACCACATTATTTTATTTATCTATGATAGCTTCTAATTCTTTCTTAAGTTTTGTTTTTTTCTTAAGATCAGCTACAATTTTTTCTTTTTCAGCACCTTCAGCTTTTTTATAATCGCGAGCTAAAGATTTCATTTGTTTAGTTAATTGAGCAAGTTCTTCTTTTGCTTTAGCTAAACCTTTAGTTGCTTTTAAATCTGCTTTAGATGGTTCTTTATCATCTTCTTCTGTTAAACCTGCTTCTTCTTTTGCTTTAGCTAAATTAGCCATTGCTTTAGTTAACTCTTCTGTATCTTTAATATCTTGTTGAGTTTTAGCATCTTCACTTAATGTAGATAAAATTTCTTCTTTAATAAAGGCTGTTAATTCAGATTTTTTCATTATATAATATAATTAGATTTTATTATAAATATATTAAAGGCCAGTAATATTTAATATTTGTTTAATTCGTTCATCTGTAGATCCAGATATTTCTTCTACTACTGGACATCTATGGCCATATCTTTTAATGAGAGTTGTGATTGTAAAATCAATTAAATCTCTATAATGTTCATCTGTTTCTCTTACACCATTGTCCTCAACAGGAATACCATAAGGAGAAATATAAAAAATATAATCATATTCCGAGATAAAGTCTTTAGCGTACTTTTCAAATTTTTCTTTTTCATTTTGACCAATTGATTTAGCATTTAAAGTAAAAGCCATAACATCTATTACAGTTCTATCCGTAATAATATTATCCTGAAATAGCTCAGAACAACGTTCTGCTAAAAATACTGTTTGACCTTTTAATGTAGAATCAGTATTAAGTGGAATACCCTGCTCCATTAAAAATTTAGAACGCTCTGTTCTAAACATATAATCTTTAAATTGCTTTGTTTCTTTTAAAGCATTAACTAATGTAGTTTTACCTACACTCATTGTACCACATAAACCTATTTTCATATCTTAATTTCTATAATCTGACAATTGTGATTTCATTGATTGATTTTTATAAAATGGAATACCTTCTCTTTGACGTCTCATTTCCTTCCAATCTTCTTCTGTTTTTTGATAACCATAAAGGTAATATTCTGCTTTTTTCTCGTTACCTTCAGGTATTAAAGCGGGACCATCCCAATTATGTAATTTACCATCCCACGTATAAGCAACTGTACCATCTGGTTTTGTTAATTTTCTTGATTTTGGGTATGTTTGTCCTGTTTCTATGCTCATAATATTATTTTATTTGTTATCAATATACGAAAAATATTTTAATTCTCCAAAAGTGATTCAGCAACATAAGTACCTTGTGCACCACTCACCGTGATTCCTCTAGCGGAAAGTGCATCTCCAACGAAGTGAACGTTAGGATACTTGGTCAGGGCTAGATTGGAATAATCGACGAGTGGCTCAGGAGATAAATACTTTACTTCAGGTACATAAATACCCCAATCATCTTCAAGTGTTGGGAATACTTTTTTCATATCCTCTATAAAATCCAATACATACCAAAAATATGGTTGCATTGCTTTAGTTATTTCATGTAATGTGTCTACTTGTATAGCTGATACTTCTACTCCTTCTGATGTTTGAGATGGTTTTCTAGTTGGGCTATAATATAAGCCAGTACCATCTTTTTGTAATTTATTTACTACATCTCTAGACCATTCAAATGGTTTATCAATACCTCTAACTTCCATTAGAATACCAAAATTAGTCATATCATTTCTAAATGATTCATCTTTTTTAGCATGTCCATTATATGAATGATCACCATATGTTTCTTCTACAGCAACATAAGCAGCGTTATTATTTGTACAAAATGATCTTAATGATACACCTTTATCTTCATATTTTCTATACAATTTAAAATCATAAGAAACATCAATTAATTTTTGGAAGTGTTTTTGTGGTGCTTCAAATCTAACACCTATTTGGACTGGTTTTGCTTCTGTTGGTAAGTTATATTGTTCTGCTAATTTTTTACCAAAATCAATTCCTGATTTGCCTACACCAAAAATGAGTTTATCATAAGATAAGGGTTCTAATGTGTTATCTAGATCAACATATTCACCTTTAAAATCAATATTAGTTACTTTAGTTTCCCAAATAAATTTAACACCTTTAGACACTAAATAATCATACCAATTTTTACCTATTTCATGTAGATAATCTGTACCAACGTGCCATACTGGAAATAAACGTAATCCAAAATATGGTTTAATAAAATCAGGTTCTGCAACTGGGTTTGAACATTGTACTTCCTCTGGTTTAGGGTGGAAACGTTTAAAATTATCTATCACCTGATCAAATAATTCCATTGCTTTTTCTTCAC